TTATATTATCTTCAGAAAGCGCAACACATGCCCTAAGTCCATCTGGTGTGCAAGGTACTTTAATAGTAGCAACCTTACCAAATTTCTTGTGTAGTCTCTTGCCTTCTGAAATCATATTGACATCACTGCCAATGACTTCCATGCTTATATCAGTCAATCCAATATCTTTGAACTCCTGATACACTTCTTCATGGTTTCTACCACTCTTTCTAATCAATGTTGGATTGGTTGTCAAACCATCAATCAATTTGGTAGAAAAATGCTTACGAACGATATCTGTCTCAGCAGTATCTAAAAAGATTTTCATAGTGTAATTCTAATGACAAGTTATATAGTCAGTTTATATTCAATGGTTCCATTTTAAGGAACTGTTCGTTTAGGTTATAAAACAATTTATAATTTGTAGTATTTACCCAGTATCCAATGATACTATTTCCATCACAGTTGTATCCATATCCTGTTAATGGTTCATTTACTCCATCTATCCTGAATGTCTTACCACCTTTCTCAAGGTAGTTATGGAATTTCTCATCCAGATTGATCATCGTTCTTCAAATGTTAGTTTACGGACTTTCCTTTGACGGCGAGCCTCTTGGTATTTTAGATCCTCTGGTGATAATATGTTAGTTTTTTTATAATTGTTAACATTATTTAACATTTCAACTTTAGAAAGGTCTACTGCTGATACATTTTCACCTGTAACCGTAGTCATATTTTCACATCCACAACACTTTGTTCTGGATGAATGACCATTCAAAACCATTTCACATACATTACACTTTACGATGATTGACATTGATCCTGTCCCTTTTTCTCAATGGAGTACCTGTAGGATTCTTTTTCAAATCCTTCTTTATTTGCTTAAGGAGTTTTAGATGTTCCTTAAGTGAATTGTCCTTCAAAATAGTCTTTCCTATAGTAACGTCCGAGGATATTACTATTATAGAATGCTGGAGTACCATCATCCAGAGACTCTGTTAATACATTATTAAGAAACAGTTGTCTTGTTTCCTCAAAGTTTACTTTGCCTTTGGTTCTGTGTAAAGATAAGATTTCCCTACTGAAAGAGTTTCGTCCATACTTTTTAACGTCTTGCTTAAGCTCTGGAGAACTGCCGTAGTATTTTTTCCAGTCACTCTCAGACGAAACGCGGCGTTTCCCACCTCTAGGCTTTCTACACTGGGTAAAATATTTTCTGCCGATGTATTTCTTCCTCGTTGTTCTATTAACAATGAGGTAGACGTAACCGAACTTGTCGCCAATATCGTTAGAAGTAAAAGCTGTACCTTGGTATAACCAGGGGTTTTCATAATCTCCTTCAACCACTGTGGTCTCTGTGGTGGTTTCCATCCCATAATTTTTATATCACTCAGTTTTTATTTATATCTTCATCTATTGTTTGAATCTCAAGCTGTTGTTTCAGAAAGAGAATCTCCTCTTTCAGTTCACTTTTCTCCAGCTCGAGTTTCTCTATTTCCTGTTGGTAGATTATTATCATGCCTTCAAGTTTATCGTTTTGCTCGTAGAGTTCGTACCAAGACTTTATTTCGTAGTCCAATTATTACCTGTCGAGTTTCTATTTAGAATCTAAATACCCTGATCCTTGTACTTCTTAATACTATCTTCCCATTCTTGTAAAGAAGATTGACAGTTAGGTGGTTCAGGATCCTTGATACCTTTTATCTTCTTCCACTTATTATACAAGGCATTCATATGCCAAGACTGTGCTAGACTTTTAGGTCCATTCTCTAGTAACTCAAGTTCCTTTTTACTATTTGTATAAGGAATGAGTTCTTCTCTCCAACCACATGTCATAATTTAAATCCAGCAAATGTGTCTTTTTTAACATCTTGTTTGATGCTTCCTACCATGTAAGATTCTACTTCTGTCTCCTGTGGTGCTACTTGCATACCTTTAGAAGACAACCAGTGTGCAGTCCAAGGAAGTGGATTGTTTGCTAATGGTGTATCGAATATAGGTTTCAATCCAATAGACTTTAGACGACGATTAGCAGTCCATTCAACATAGTTCTGTAGTAACTTATCATTTAGACCAATTATAGAACCATCTTTAAATAGATATTCTGCCCACTCCTTCTCTTCATCTACACAATCTCTAAACATCTGATAGACATTCTCTTCTTCTTCCTTAATAATGTCCATCATCTCTGGATCATCACCTTCAGACCACTTGTTTAATATATTATTTGTGACTGCCATGTGTTGTGACTCATCTCTTGCAATAAGTGAGATGATCTTTGCTGATCCTTCCAGTAATTTAAGTTCACCAAAAGCAAAAGAGCAAGCAAAAGAGACATAGAATCGAATACCTTCCAAAATGTATACATTAGCAACTGCCCTATATAAATGTCTTTTTAAATCTTTTCTTGTCCATTCAGAATTAGGATGACTATACATGTCAGGTTTCCAACTATTACTCTGACCATAATCATTAGCATAGTTAATGAAATCATCGTATGCTTTAGTCACTGACTCAGCACGAGCAATAATCTTTTCATCCTCAAGTATAGTATCAAAGACTTCTGATGCATCTGGATACACATTCTTAATGATGTGAGTATATGATCTGCTATGAATCATCTCCATAGTCTGCCATATATTCATACAACCTTCGAGTTCAGGTAGTGAACAGTATGGAGCGAATGCCATACCAGGAGCACGACCTTGCACAGAGTCCAAGAGGATCTGATACTTAAGGTTGCTTGTAAAGATGTGTTTCTGTGCTTCATTTAACGTAGGATAGTCTGCCCTATCCTTCTGCAAAGAAACTTCTTCTGGTCGCCAGAAGAAGCCTAGTTGTGTTTGTGTTAACTTATCAAAGATAGGATACTTAAACTTATCATATCTCTGAACTCCTAGTGGAGGACCAAAGAACATTTGTCCTTTGGTGGTATCAACCTGCTTTGTATTAAAAACAGTCATACCTTTAATTTCATTAGATCGCACAGCTATCACACGCCTCCTCCTCAGTTGCAAAAATTTCATCTAGTAAATCATTGATGACTGGTCCTTCTTCTACATCATCCTTCCAACCAATAGGATGTGCTGGTTCATCTATGTCACTCTTTGTATCATATGTATTCTGATAATAAGAGGTCTTCCAACCTAACTTATAAGTTGTTAACAGATCCTGTGCCATCACACTAACAGGAACTTCAGAGTTCTCGTAGTGAAGTGGATTGTATGACCAGTTACCACTTATTGCTTGGTCAAAGAACTTCTGCATCACTGCTACGATATTAATATATCCAGTGTTACCAGACATATCCCAGAGTAATGTGTAATTGTTCTTAAGACTTCCGAACTGAGGTACTATCTGTTTAAGAGGCCCCTTCTTTGATTTCTTAGTGGACAAGTAGTCTCTAGGTGGTTCGATTCCATTGGTTGCATTTGACACAACGGAACTGCTCTCCGAAGGCATTTGTGCGGACAGTGTTGAGTGCCTAAGACCGTGTTCCAAGATAGAATTTCTAAGAGACTCCCAATCATATTTCAACTCGTTTGGCACGATTTCATCAACGTCTGACTTGTAAGTGTCGATTGGGAGGATACCATCTGCATACTTGGTGCGATGAAAATATTCGCACTTACCTTTTTCTTTTGCAATGGTGTTACTTGACTTGAGCAAATAGTACTGGAAAGCTTCAGACAAGTCGTGGACAAGTTTCCATGCTCCTGGGTCATCGTAATGTTCTCCTTGCTTCGCTAGGTAGTGTGCTAATCCTATGTAGCCGACTCCAAGAGATCTTCTTGCTAGTGTACTAATCTTTGCAGCATTAACAGGGTACTGTTGATAGTCAATTAACTCCTCTAAACCACGGACTGCTAGGTCACATAGTTCTTCCATCTCATCTAAGTTACGTAGTTTACCTACGTTAATAGCAGACAGAATACACAATGCAATCTCACCCTCCTTATCAATATGATTTAAAGGATCTGTAGGCAGTGTAATCTCCTGACATAGGTTACTCATGTTAACCTTGTCTTTGAATGATGAATGCTCATTGCAGTGGTCAATATTCATGATGTAAATACGACCTGTCTCTGCTCTCTCCTTAAGGAGATCTAAGATGAGCTCTTGTGCTGCAATAGTTTTTCTTGGGATTCTTGAATCTGCTTCAAAAGCAACATATTGCTCATCAAAGGATGGAGTACCAAAAGACTCGTAAAGCCCAGGAACATTATGAGGACTGAAGAGACTAACATCCTCGTTAGCGATGAATCGTTCATAAAATAATTTTGAAATTTGTATACTATAGTCAAGTTTTCTGACTCTATTATCCTCAGTACCTTTATTGTTCTTGAGAACAAGAATATCTTCTATTTCTGCGTGCCAGATTGGGAAGTGGACAGTTGCTGATCCACCTCTGATGCCATTTTGAGTGCAACATCTGACAGTGCTCTCAAATTTCTTGAGAAACGGGACGACACCCGTGTGTTGAACTTCACCGCCCCTGATTTTAGCGTTGATGCCACGGATTCTCCCTGCGTTAATACCGATTCCCGCCCTTTGTGCAACGTAGTAACCAATAGCCATGTCACTGCTGAAAATGCTGT